CGCCCATCAAAAAAGACAGTAGGGTTGAGAATAGTGTCATCATTTTTTAGCTCCCATTTTTTCACGTTCTTCCAGCAGTTGAACCTTGACTTGAAGCTGGTGGATGTCCTTGTAGATTTCTTCTTTTAAAATATGACGACGCTCGGCTGAAAGCGGGGAATCGGTGGGAACACCCTCTTTGGTAATCAATGCAGGCATAGCGCCTTCGATTCGTGTCAACCGCGTGGAGAAGTCATTGACCTGACCCAAGAGCCAAGCAAGGGAAGCCACAATAATGGGTATGACCGCTTTTAATACATCTGCCCAATTCATTTTGATTCCTTTAATTCACGTTTCAATTTACGCAACTCTTTGATTTCTTGCTTGAGTTGCGCCTTCATGTATAGGGTTTCTACGTATGCCATTGATGTGACTCCAACAATTACGCATATCGCTACTCCTATCAGTATCCACCAGACAAGGCGCGTAGTTGCCACATTAGCCACCCAAAAAACATTGATATGAACATCACGGCAATTACTCCAGTTGTTGTTTCAATAACCCGAATCTCGTCCTGTTCCTTTTGCCACCTTGCCAGCCTATTCCTACGAATCATTTCAGACCTAGCCCATTCTTGCTCACGTTCAATCTGTGCGTACATCTTTAGAAATCGGCTGTAGATTGCTTTCAACTCTGCGGGGGCATATGTTGTCATCTGCTCCCTGATCTGTTCACCTAACTTCTCTAACTGCAACTCAACTAGCGCACGCTCTATGGCCTTCTTGCTGGTGTTCTGGGCTGGGTCGTAGTTAGTTTTTGATGTTTCTTCTAGTTCAAGGTAGTAGTTTTGAAGTTGCTGTTGGATGTCAAAGAACTCGCCCAACTGTTTGCCAACGTCGCTGATGAGTTTGAGTTCAAGTTCTTCGTAGGACTGTTGCTTGGCTGCGGCTTTCTTTTGCGCCACAGGCTTGGGCGCTTCGGTGGCTGGTTTACTAACGAATAGACCAATGAACCAATCAAAAATGCCTTTGATTGCCTTGACATCGCCAATGACCTGCTCGGCTGTCTTCTTAGCCCCTTCCAACTCCATACGCCCTTCATGCAGGAGAGCACACCCCTGCTTGATAAAGCCAACGGCGGTTTGGGCCGCCATGAGAAGAGTGAAAGGGTCCACACCTTAGTTATTCCTGTTCTTTAATAACCGGCACGTCTTGCCACTTGCTTGTGTATCCTACAACCGAATTTATGTACCGCACTTGGAACACCGATGTGCCATCCTTTTTGACAAAGATACGAAATTCAGGTGTGGAATTAGGATAAACCATAGTATCTCTACCTAAAGTGTGGCCCTCTGGCCCATGAAACGGCTGAAAACCTGACCCCACTTGTTACGGGGGTCACTGTGTGTAGTACACAAGATGGGAAAACAATCACACTACCTTGCGCTCTTGTTATTGGCCCCTTATGTCCTTTTAGTAGTAAATCCCCACCCTCGTATGTGCTGGGGTCAGATAATAAAAGGCTAACACTTAATTTTCTTTGTGAGTCGCTACCGTCTCTATTGTAAACGTTTTGGTCAACATGCCAATTGTAATGCCCACCAACAGGGTATTTATTTATTTGTACGGTTTCTATTCTGTCAACGTTAAACAGCCAATTTGCTTGCTGGTTTGCAAGAAGTATACGGCTAAATAAAAAGAAGCCTATCTCAGATTCAGCCGCATCTGCACAAACTTTTGTGTCCCTATCTGGTCCCACAATATCCCCATCGTCCGTAAGGTACATACCGTCAATAGCGGATTCTTCGTTAAATAGTTTAGCAATATACGACTCACAGACTTGTTTTGGCACAAAACTATCCCAGTACCAAAAATCAATATTAGTTGCTTGTTGCATTACGCTTCCTGTTTTTGGGGTAGTGGTATGTATGCACCGAATATCCACATAATTCTGGGTGTTGTACCCTTAATTTCGGTCACTTTGTGGAGTAATTCAGAAGCAAAATAGCAATGTAAATCTCCCGCACCTATGTCTATTTTGTTTTTGTTTACATAAAGTTCTCCGCCGCTCTCAGGTGCTTGGGACAAAATATTGCAACGATAGGCCAAATGACCTAATTTACTTCTAGGGTCAGTATGCTCGTGCGAGTAAGCACCTTCATATGCAATAGTGACAACAACCCCATCTGCGCCATGATCGTCAATTATTGGGTGTTTATCGACACCAGCCTTTGCTCTTACGCGGTTTGCTATTTCTAAAACTTCTTTAGAGTAATGGGCATCACCCATACAGTTACGAGTAGTAATACGCTTATCAGTTATTACACCGTGCTCAAGAAAACCTTTATCAAACCATGTATCAATATTGGCTAATGCAATTTCGTTCAACAGACAACATTCTTCTTTGGAAAGAAAGTTTTTGAAAATTTTTACATCCATTATTCAAGATATTCTTTTGGTGTAGGTACTATTTCATCTAAACCTTCTTTGGTAAATTGGTATTCCATACCAGTATTTGGAATGTCTTCTGGGTCAATGATGTCCTCTATGCGTTCACCATCACGAATAGCATGTATGCAGTAACAAATAGTGTCATCTTCAAGGGCTTCTAATTTGTGTTCAAAGCCAGCACGGATAAAAATAATTGTTGGGGCTGCAAATTCAGACTCTTTGTCGTTGACCGTAACCTTCACCCTGCCTTTACCCAACAAAGTTTGGTGGTCAAAAATATGAGTGTGCCCCTCGTTGACGTCACCCGCTTTTACAAAGTGCATTTGTTTAACCCATGTATTTGCTACAAGGCTAATTTTTGGGATTGGTTGTGACATATTTTATGTTGGGGTTATTGGAGTTACATCAACTACACGGATTGGAGTTAGGGCAGGTGGGGGAGGGGGCGGCGCAACATATTCTGCAATTACACCGTATTCACCAGCAGTTCCTTTAACCCAGATTTCATGTATATGGGCGTAAGGGTCTGTAGCATTTATAGTTGATGGGTGCTCATCTGAGAATTCTTCGTATTTAGCAATACAAGAAAACACCGTATGTTCGGCGTTTTCCCATTTGAGGTTTGTTACGTATTGAATAGTAAACATACTTTATCCTTTAAGAAACACGCATCCAGAGGTTTGAATGCACAGTATAATTTCCGCCGCTTTTTGGAGTTATTGCGCTATTTTTTGAATCCGCCATAGCTCGCCAAGTTCCTGAGTAACCGGCACTTCTACTACCACCGTTAGCGGGAAAGGTTTGAAATGGGTTATATTGCGAAGGCCCGGGCGTTTCAACTATACTTCCACCGCCGACAGTGCTATTGGCGTTGTAAGTTGCGCCGTTTCCAAGTACACCGCCCGCCCCTACACTACCAATAGCGTTAAAATTTGTAGTAGTAACCGCGCCTGTTTGCCCGTTAATTGAAGATACCCCTCCAGATACAGTAGAGCTAACAACTACTGCGCCTGTGGTTGATGATACAGAAATCCCCGTACCAGCCGAAACCGAAGTTACGTTGGCATTGGTGTTAACCGGCGCAGTAGTTTGCGTGGTTGCGTCATTGAACGTTACGGTCGTTCCACTTACTGTAATTGGCATGTTTTTGCTCCTTTAAGGGGTTCCACCAGTGCTGATTGCACCAGTAATGATTAGGTTACCAGATGAATCTAACGATCCTACGTTAGTACCGTTGTAGTTGAAGTACAACTTCGAGCCAGAGGGTGTTACGTTCCACCCACCTGCATTTGTGATTTGCTGCGCATTTGTTGCATTTGTAACGGTGCCCGACGACGTAACATAGCTTGTGGCGTTAACAATGTCTGTACCGTTAGACACCAAAATAAGTTTAGTGCCGTTAGCAACTGATACGCCAGTCAACCCGCTAACCTTGACTGTGACTTGTCCAGATGATGTGTTGTTGTAAATGAAATAGAGTTTCTTGTTAGACGGTACGATTAAGTTAGTGCTTGCTCCGCCTGTGCCAGTCAATTCAATGAACATGTTACGGGTTGTGGCGGATGCCCCTTGGGACATGGTGAGCGTAGTGTCTGTACCAGTAGAAACAGCTTGAGTTACGTAACCAGAAATAGCCTGCTCAAGCAGCGTACCAATGTTCAAGTTGTTGGTCGCACCCCAGTTACCAGCTTGGTCACCCGTGCCTACAAGCTCTAAGGCTAAATTGGTTGAGTATGTTGCTGACATGTCCTACCTCATTGTGAGTTGTTTATGGTTGTCCAGCCCGGTGTCTGCACATCAATAATTTTTGCCCAGCCAGATACAGCCGTATTATCCGCCATAGTGACGGATTCTGAAACACTTGTTGGGAACGCAGCGGGGGCACTGTAAGAATCCGCCATAGTTATAGCTTCTGTTATGGCGTCGGTAAACACACGGACTATGGTCTCCGCGTCTGCCATCGTCATGTTTTCAGTAATTGAGTCAAAGAACGCGAAATAAAGTTCTTGTGTCGATGCTACTGTTGTATCTTCAGTACGTGTTACAGCAAACTGTGCGGCAATAGCAATGCTGTCGGCTTGGGTTACCCCATCTGAGAAGGTTTGTAGGAACGTGGACTGCTGGGTACTGGAGTCGTCAAAAGTAATACCCTCAGTCAAACCAGCAAAGAAGTTACCACCTACATCGTTTTCAACTTCGTCTACAACTGTATTTTCAGTTATTGTCTGTAGGAACGCGGATAACTGCGTGCTGGAGTCTGCCGCACCAATGTCTTCTGTTACAGCAAACGAAAAGCTAGTGCCCGCTAACGCAGCAAATGGGGTTGCGGCATAGGCAGGTATTCCAAACATTACTTCTCCAACGCAGCTAATCGCGCCTCAAGAGCTACAACTCGCTCGGCTAGTTTGATAGCCGCAACAAGAGCCGCACCACCGTAGTTCACAGACAGAAGCCCATCTTCGCCAGAAACAACCGCCTCTACCAAAGCCTTTTGGAGTGACTGAGCGCCAACACCAACCTCGGTATTACCACCCTCAATACGATCAAAAACACCGCTCTTAACGCCAGCCAACTGTTCAATAAAGTCAGGTGCGACGTCACGCCAATTTGTCTTGAGGCTTTCCTCCGAACTAGAGACATGCGAAACCGCACTCAACGCGCCAGTAGAAGCGTTATAGGAAACTACGTTGGTATTAGAAATAGACGCTGTAGTTAGTGAGCCAGATGTAGAGGTTGTACCTACAACGTAATATGTAGCGGAAGTTGTAGTTCCTGTAATAGTCGCGCCAGCCGCCGCCGCAAAGGAAGGTAGAGCACCCGCGCCATTTGAAGTTAGCACCTGCCCGGCTGTACCAACACCAGCAATAGACTGATACGCACCAGTAGAAGTAGTTCCACCGCAAAGCACAGCGTATGCTGTCTGAGTAGTAGCGCCTGTACCACCAGCAGCCACAGGTAGAGTACCCGCCGCTAAAGCGGAAGCAGAAGTGGAATACAAAGCGCCGTTAGCCGCAGTGAAGGTTGTTAAACCTGTGCCACCATAAGCTGTAGGTATTGTTCCGCCGTTCCAAGTACCGCCTGTAATAACAGTAGAACCAAGGTTTAGTGCGTTAGTGCCCCAAGTTACGTTCTCAGGAAGAAACCCGTGGACGTCCCATGTTCCTGCGGTAGTACCGTTAGATAGCAGTACAAGTTCGACCGCGCCGCCAGATGTAATTGTTCCAATAGCGCCAGTAGCGTAGTCTTGCAATGTCAGTGTGCCAGTAGCGTTGTTGTTGAACACAAACGCCACACCTGTAGTCAAAGTAGTAGCGTCAGGCATCGTATAGGTCTGGTTGCCCGTGCCGTTTAATGTCTGTGAATAACTAGAAGCCGCTGTTAACGCCGTTGTACCGCCCGCCGCTGAGACAGAGGAGTTTGATTGATTAAGCCTGTTTACATCTACGTTCTGGTTGGCATCGCGCAACATTACTGAACTAGCACCAGAAGAAACGGTTACACCCGTGCCACCATAAGCAACAGGAATAGTAGAGCCGTTCCAAACCCCAGATGTAATCGTACCCAACGCACTGACGTTGCCAGACGCATCTTCGTATATCGCCCTTGATGAGGGGTAAGTACAGAAAACATTAACGGTGCCACTAAAAGTAACCGCGCTCCCAGAGTTACTAGACGCATAGACAGTCGTGCGCGTGAGCGTAGGCCCCGTAGATGAATACGTGCCTAGTCCTGATTCCCAATTACCAACAGCGTCGGTAGCGGCA